CACTCAAGAATGTTCTCGTTTAGATCACAGTAACGACAAAACTTGCGCTCCCAACTACTACGACATATAATATTGTTAGGATTACCCTTATATTTCCTAGGGAATGAAGGTTTGTATTTACTTTTTATACTTTCTCCCATACATAGTATATAAAGTCAAAAACTATTTATAGATGGCTGGACGAGTAACGATAGATCAGTTTAAGTCCCAATTAGGGAGACCCTCTCTTACCTCAAAATATTATCTGGAACTTGCTATCCCTCGTAGTGATGGTGAGTTTAGATCACTCTTGCAGAAAAGAGGAATACAACTTGCTGCCACTGATCAGAGCAATTTAAACTTGTATTGTTCTGAGGCATCTCTTCCAGGTTCAAGTCTTGCACTAATTGATATTGCAAGTGACAGAACTGGTGTAACTGAGAGACATGCTCATCGTAGAGTCTTTGATGATAGAATTGATTTTACTTTCTATGTTGATGGAAACAATTATCTAGTAATTAAATTCTTTGAATCCTGGATTGATTTTATTAGTGGTGCTTCAACCAGTGGTGATAATCAACAAGAGGCCGAGACATATCATTATCGGATGAACTATGTGGATGATTACTCTTGCTCTGGATTGAAGATTACAAAATTTGAAAGTGATACTTACACAAAGACTGGAAACAGTTTGACTTATAACTTTATCAAGGCATTTCCTATTGCAATCAATTCGATGCCTGTCTCATATGATTCATCTCAGTTGCTCAAGTGTACTGTGTCGATGACTTACATAAGATATACTCTGACACCAACGAAAGCAGCAGCTTCACCAGAGAATAAAAAAACACCTCAACCATCAATTGATAATGTTATTTCCAATTCTATACCAAAATTAAATACAGATTTCAGCACTAAAATATTCAGTGAAACAATTCAAAAAGTCGCTGGCCAACCCTTTGATCCTAATAACCCAACTACTCTACAACAGAAAGTTCTCAGTTTAAGACAACAAATATCTCAATAAATAATCACACTGAAATACATCTATAGGACATCATGCCTTTACCAAAGATTGCTACGCCAACTTATGAACTTGAGTTGCCATCTACAGGACAAGAGATTAAATATAGACCTTTCCTTGTAAAAGAAGAGAAGGTTCTTGTGATTGCCTTGGAGAGTGAAGATCCAAAGCAGATCACTACAGCAATTAAAACGGTTATCAAAAACTGTATTCATACCAAAGGTATCAAAGTAGAATCACTTCCTACTTTTGATATTGAATATTTGTTCTTAAATATTCGTGGTAAGTCTGTTGGAGAAGAACTTGATGTTAATATCATTTGCCCTGATGATGAGGTGACTGAAGTCCCTGTGAAGATTAATATTGATGACATTCAGATTCAGAAGAACGAAGATCATACAAACAAAATTCAACTTGATGATCAGATCACGATGGTAATGAAGTATCCATCACTGGATCAATTCATCAAGAATAACTTTGACTTTGATGATAAGAATCAGATGGATCAATCGTTTGAATTGATTGCATCTTGTGTTGATTCTATCTGTACTGAAGAGGATGTCTGGGCGGCTGCTGATTGCACCAAGAAAGAGGTAACTGATTTCCTTGAGTCCATGAATTCATCTCAGTTCAAGGGTGTTGAGAAGTTCTTTGAGACGATGCCTAAGTTGTCTCATACAATCTCTGTTACAAATCCAAAAACCAAAGTTAAGAGTGACGTTGTGCTTGAGGGACTGGCATCTTTTTTCGCGTAGCCATGGTTCACATGAACCTTATGGCTTATTTTCAACTTAACTTTTCGTTGATGCAGTACCATAAATATTCACTAACAGAGATTGAAAACATGCTCCCTTGGGAACGTGATGTCTATGTTAGTATGTTACAGAATCATCTTGAAGAAGAGAAGTTAAAGCATCAGCACGCGCATGGCATCTAGGACTAGCACCGATCCACTAGAAATACTAATAGAGATGGGTGTAGACCTAGATGACCTGTCTGAGCAGGATTATCTTGGTGCCTTGATGGAGGCAATCGCCACTATTGAGTTTCAAACTAAAGGAAAAGGTGATGCTCGCAGTGTTGCTCTTAGAGAAGAAGTCGTAAAAGAAAGAAAAAGAAGAAGAGAAAACCCTGATCCAGATGTTTTCTTTGGCAATAAACCAGATTATATTCAAGAAAAAAGAAAAAAAATATCTGCAGACTCATTCAAAAAAGGATCTGCTACAGGATTTAATTTTACACCAAAAGCATTATCGACTAGTGCAATAGTTCCTTACCAGGCACCTGAAGCAGAAGAAGAGGGTGAAGAAAAGAAGAAGAGAAAGAAAAAACCAAAAGAGAAAAATCTTTTAGCAGAGATTGCCACGTCAGTTTCTAATATTGCTGACATATTAAAAGAACAATATGGTTTACAGGAAGATTCTGCTGAGTTTGATAGAAAGAAAGCAGAGCAAGAGAAGAGAGCACTTCAAAAATCTAAACTATCAAAAGGATTTGAAGCACTCGTAAAAGGTGCTCAGAAAGTAATTGCACCAGTTCAAAGTCTTTTGAGTAAGATATTTGGATTCTTATTCAATCTCCTACTTGGAAAATTTATAATGAAACTCTTGGATTGGATAGGAGATCCAAAGAATAGAGAGAAGTTTTTCAGTGTTGTAAGATTCCTCAAAGATAGTTGGCCAAAACTGATTGCACTATACCTTGTATTTGGTAATAGTATTGGTAGGTTTATTTTTAATCTGACTAAGACACTGATTGGTGGTGCGGTAAAACTGACTATTGCCATCGCCAAACTGATGGCAGCGAAGAAGATAAAGGGAGCCAGAGGTGTAGCTAAATTCCTTGGTAAACGAGGAGGACTGATAGGTGCAGGTCTTGCCACAGCAGTGACTGTTGGTGGTGCCATGGCAGTCACAAATGCTGTTGCTGGTGGTGGAGAGGAACAACAAACTCAAGCATATTCTGGTGGTGGATATGTAAAACCTGCACCTGAGATGCAACCTCTTCCAAAGAAGGTTACTCAGGAAAGAAAAGAAGCAACAGAAAAGTCTGGACCACTTGGATTTATCAGTGGTATGTCTGGTGCTCAGAAGGGCATGGTACTTGGATCTATGTTTGGTCCACTTGGAATGCTTGCTGGTGCAGGTATCGGATCTTTATTTGATAATTTTGGAAAGAACAAAGAAGATAAGATAAAACTTTCAAAACCAAGTGAGGTAACTTTAGAAGTTCCTGCAGAGTCTGTTGATGGTGGTCAAGTAGATGGACCTGGTGGTATTGATAAAGTCCCAGCGATGCTCACGGACGGTGAGTTTGTCATGTCTCGTGGGGCAGTTCAAAGAATTGGTGTTGACAAACTAGAGGCCATGAATGCCGCTGGTGGTGGTACAAATAAACCAAAGGTAGTAGATAATAAAGTATATGCCTCTGTTGGTGGTTATGTCAGTGGCACCGATACTGGAAAAAAAGGAACACCTGATCCTAAAAAAGAGGAAAGTTCTGGTGGTGCTAATCTCATGCCAAGCATGGGTTATAGATTGGGACAAATAAATCCTATGCAGGATTTACGTGTTATGGAAAAGGTGGCGGAAAAAGTTGTAGATAGAGAGAGGAGAGGAGGTCAAGGCGGTAGAAAATTAGGTAGCACCACACAAAGAGCAGGTGAGGGAACAAAGATTTATAAGGATGGTCATCTAGTTACATCATATGATAAGTATGGAAGAAAGAAAGAGTATGGAAAACCTGAAGGATTCATGCGTGCTCTTGCTGGATTTGGTGATTTGTTAACTGGAAACTTGTTTGATTTTGATAGAAGAAATAAAAAAAATGTTGGAGTTTCTGAGACGAGAATAACAACAAAAGATTTTTTAGCTGGTAGAGAGTATACAAGTGATACAACAACCAGTAAAGTCATGTCTGCTATTGGTCGTCCTGATCTTATTGAACATCAGGATCAGATATTAAAGCAGCTGCCAAAGGGAACAACCATTCAAGACGTAATAAAGGGTAATGTCCCAGGTGTAACCCCAGATCAACTAACAAAGATCTTAGCGACTAGTGATGCTCAAGAGGCAACTCGTAAAAAGCAGGATAATGCAAGGAAACTTGATCTTGCTAT